CCATGGAGCACGAACACGACGATCAGGCGGATGCCACGTCGGGTGCGTTCAACACATTGGCACTTGAGCCGGCCGTCGAATACGGCGTGTCCCGGCTAGGTGGCGGAAGGCGACAACGATGAAATTTCAAAGAGCGGAGCGACCCATTGAAGTGAAGAAGGACGGTGACAGCTACGTCCCGGCAGGCAGGTGCCAGGTGCAGGAGGTACTATACGAAGGCCAAAACATAATGCCTTTGGTGCTGAGCATTGTTAAGCAGATCCCCATTCCACCAGACATTCGGGTGGACCACGATGCAGTCGTGGCGGAGGCCCTGTTTGGACTGAGCAAAGCAATCCCCCTGTTTGATGGCACCCGTGGAGCCAAGTTTAGCACGTTCGCCTTCACCCGGATTCGTGGTGCCATCCTGGACATGATCCAAAGGGAACGCAAGTACACGACCCGGTTTCAGCTTGAGCACCCTGCCGACTTCGATCTTCAAGAAAGCACAACGGACTTGGAAGCCGAGATCGATAAGCGCACACTGTTCCTCAAAGTGTCCAAGGTCCTCGAAGAGCGTGTACCGGTTCTAGAGGCGACTGTGATCATTCGGTCGTTCCTTGAAGGCCGCTCCGATGAGGAGATTGGGGCCGAACTTGGGATGGACGAGTTCGACGTCCCCGATATCCGGTCACGGGGTTTGGCCATGGTCCGGGAACACTTCCCGGGCTGTCTCGCGATTATTAACAGGCAGTAAGGGAGACTGCGCTTATGAACTTTGTTACAGGTATCCAGAACTTTTTTGGCATGAAGGGCTCAGGCCCGCAAGCACTAGGGCACGTCTCCCTGATGTTCCAGTCAGGCACTAGCGGTGGTCTGTTTGGTGGCAAAGGGAACTTCACGTACAAGCAGGCGGTGACCGAAGGCTACAAGCAGCTGGTCTGGGTCTACCGCTGTAACCGGTCCATCGGTGAGGCGGTGGCGTCCGTCCCGTGGAAGGCCTACAAGAAAGCGGCCGATGGCACGGAGACACCACTGCCGGGTCACCCGCTCGAACTGCTGATGGAGAAGCCAAACCCGTTCTACAGCCGCAAGGAATTCTTCGAGAACTGGGCAACGAACCTTGGCTTGGCAGGCGAGTGCTTCTGGGAAATCGTGTACGTCGGCCGGCCGGCTGTACCTTTCCAGTTGTTCCCCCTGCGCCCGGATTGGATGACGGTGAAGCCACACCCGACCAACTATATCGACCGGTACGAACTCGACACGGGGCAGGGCAAACCGATCAAGTACAAACCGGTCAACATCATCCACATGAAGTACATGGACCCGCTGAATGAGTACCGCGGGCAATCGCCTTTGACCGCAGCGGCCAGGACAGTGCAGACCGAGAACGCAGCCGTCAAGTGGAACAAAGCAATCCTTGACAATTCAGCGGTGCCCGGTGGATTCCTCAAGGTGCCAGCGCAGGTCCTTCAACAGCAACAGAAGTCCGAGATCGAGGACAGCCTTGAAGATGGGTTCTCCGGTGACAACGTGCACCGCCCGATGGTCCTATGGGGCGGCATGGAATGGCACCAGATGGGGATGAACCAAAAGGAAATGGAATTCCTTGCGCAGCGCAACGTGAACAAGTATGAGATCTGCGCCATCTACGGGGTGCCACCTCAGATCGTTGGTGCGCAGGAGGACCCGACGTACAGCAACTACTCTGTTGCCCGCCTGTCGTTCTGGGAGGACAGCATCATGGGACTGCTGGATTGGCTACAGTCCAGAGTCAATACCAGACTTGCCCCGTTCTGGGGTGACGACATTGTCATGCGTTACGATCTGTCGGAAGTCCCGGCAATGCGCCAGGCCTTCGGGGAGAAGATGGAGCAGGCGGAACGTCTGGTGAAAATGGGATACCCGATCAATGCCGTGAACGAACGGCTACACCTTGGTCTCCCGAATGTGGAATGGGGTGACGTGGCTTGGATGCCCGCTACCCTTCAGCCTATCAGTACCGCTGAGGCACCAGCCCCTGCCGACATAGTCCCGGTAGCCGATGACGACGATGAGCCAGTCGAGGAGCCGGAAGTCGATGATGATGAAGGTGTCGATGACCCGGTCGAGGACGGCGACGCCTAAGGAACCCCTATGACTTACTTGAAGCACATTCAACCAAGGTGGTACGCTGTTCTAATCGTTCTGGTCGTAGCGAACCTCTGGTTGCGATTCTAACGGTTCGGGGCGGGTAACTCCATCCCGAACCCTACCTGTCCGTGTGGGAGCGTCTATGAGCAAGCAAAGCCTAAGTGGCAAGCCCCGGTCGGTGGCCGAGTACGTTCGCGGCGCGTTTGCGCCCTTGGCCTACCTTCACCCTCCGTTGAACGAGCTGTACCCACTGGATGAGGACGACTATGACCCGCACGTGGCAAGTGTGCTAATGGAGTTCAAGGCCATCGAGAAGCAGCGACGGGCCTTCGAGGCCACCTTCATTCGCCGCATGATTCCAATTCTGGCACGGGCAAGGTCTGCCGCCCTGGCTGACTATCGTGCCGGGTCAACCCCATTACACATTGGCCGGGCGGCCGAGCGAGAACTGAAGAAGCTTGCCTCGGTGATTCGGAGTCTGTACGATACCGTCGGACTCCACTTTGCCAAGCGGGCGCGTGCGCAGGTCAAAGACGAGTTCGATGCCGTCGAACTGAACGACATGCCCGAGTTGGTCCAGTACAACAAAACCACCACCGCCGCCAAGGTCACCGCCATTTCAACGGCCACGCGAGACGGGATTCGGAGGTCACTGGACCGGGCCCTCCGGGATGGTACCTCATCGGACATTGTTGCCCGGGACCTAAAGGACAGCTACAAGTTCTCAAGCCGCAGGGCCAAGCTCATCGTACAGACCGAGATCGTGGCGGCCAGTAACGCTGGCACGCATTTCAGTCTCAACAAATTCCTGCGGGCCGACAACATGACGAAGGCGTGGCTGCACGCCGGTGACCTCCGGGTCCGGCACTCGCACATCATTGCCGGCACCACGCAGAAGAAGGTTGACTTCGACAAGCCCTTTGAAGTGGGCGGCGCGAAGCTCATGTTTCCCGGTGACAGTTCACTAGGTGCACCGCCACGGGAGACCATCTCCTGCCGGTGTACCGTGACGTACAAGCGCAAGTCCTCCCGGCGCCCCTTGTCTCAGATCCAGACGGACCCGACGATTGGAGACGTGGCACGTGTGGTCAGTGTCGTGAAGCCCAAACCAAAGCCCAAGCCGAAGCCCAAGCCCAAGCCCACAGGCTACGCAACCGAGGCGGAACGGAATGCCGCCTTCAAGAAGCTCAAAAAGGATTACGCCAAGTTCAAGAAGTCACTGGCTGCCCGGAAGAAGGCGCTAAATGTAAAGTTGGTCCAAACCCATAAGGACTTGATAAAGGTCGGCGACGATCTGGTGAAGGCGCAGCGCGCACTGCTCCGGGACCCCGCCAAGATCCGGGCCCTTGAGAGCCAGTTTCGCAAACTCCAGTTTGATGCAGGGCGCTGGTCAAGGTCCTTGCGCAAGCTGGACACTGCGGAGCGTGGGTTCTTTGCCAAGAACTTTTCGCAGGGCGTTAACAAGCTGGTCCTCGAAGCCTCCTCCTCAGCACAAGGCGGGATGATTGGTTCCAAGACCGTCAAGGAAGCACAGACGTGGTTGCGCAAAATTGCAGGCAAACAGTTCAAGCACGCCCCACGTGGTACAGTGCAGGTGAAAACAATCGGGCAGGGACGTCGGGCGTACGAACTGGATGGGCGGGTTTTTATTGCCCCGGAGGATCGTACTGAAATCCTTATCCATGAGCTTGGTCACACCTTCGAGTCCCGGAACAAGGGAGCCCGAGACGCAGCAAACGCATTCCTAAAGAAGCGCACCGTCGGCGACCGGAAGGTACGGCTGTACCCGGACAATCCAGACCTTGCCGATGAGTTCTACAAGGAAGACGAGTGGGTAGGGAAGGGGCACAGCAAATACGCAGGCAAGATCTACAGTCACAAAGGCACTGAGATTACGTCCATGGGGCTTCAGCGGCTGTACAAAAAGCCGGGCAATTTCCTGGAACAAGATGAAGAGTTCGTGCGGTACCTGTGGGACCTGTTCAACTAGTACTTGCGCCCCGAGCGGTGGCCGGGGTCGTTCGGTTCCGTGACCGTTAGCACGGCCATGGGGCTGACCCATTCCGCAGCAAACTCCCACAGTGCTTGTTCCTGATCTGGATGGTGCTCGACTATCTCCGCCACGGCGTCCATGATGGACGCCATCGGCTTCATCACAGCACTGATGAACTTGTTGCGTGTGGTGAACTCCTTGCCCTTTAACCTCAGTACCCAAGTCCCACCGCCATATTGTACCGTGCCTTTGATCATGCTTTTTCTCCCTGTCCCTACGGTACAGCAGCTTGGCAACCCTGTCAAGCCCCTGCCGCCACACCGATAATTAAACCAGAAGGAGACCGCAGCATGTTCAGAAAACTTATTGCACCGGAAATGGCAAAACTGAAAATCGTCAAGGACGAGGACAACCCGGACTCAGGCGGTGGCTTCATCGAGGGATACGCCAGCGTTTTCGGCAACCTTGACCATGGCCGGGACATTGTCGAGAAGGGCGCCTTCCGCAAGACTCTGAAGGAGCGAATGCCGAAGGGGCAAGTTCTCCTGTTCGACTCCCATCGTATCTATGACGGCACGTCTGCCGTGATTGGGAAAGTCGAGGAGGCGAAGGAGGACGACCACGGCCTATGGTTCAAGGCCCGGTTCTCTGCGGTCCAGCTTGCGCAGGACATTCGCACCAAGGTTCAGGAAGGCATCCTGGACGCCCTGTCGTTCGGCTTCGATGTGGTCAAGTACTCCATCGACGAGAACGAGAAGGTGCGCTCCCTGAAGGAGTTGAAGCTGTACGAAATCTCGGTCGTGCCGTGGGGCATGAATCCGAAGGCGCTGATAGCGGCAGTCAAGGGGCTTAACACGGAGGAGGAAACCCCGTGGTACGAGACCGAACAGTACAAGTCCCTCTTCGTTGAGCCTACTCCCGAAGGTGAAGGCGAAGGGGAAGGCGCCGGTGCTGGGGAACCTGTGGTCGAGGAACCGACTGCCGCTGAACTGGAGTTGTTTGCCTCAATGAAGGCCGCGGCTCAAGGTATGGAATTCGACAAGATGCTTGCGTCGATGAAGGCGCTAACACGGTAACAAGTTCTGCTGCGGTTGCCACATCGCCGGGGTCTGGGGGTCACTCAGTCCTCGGCATTTTTTTGCCTGGCAAACCTTCTTGCGATAAGTAACAGTGAGAGGCGTTACCCGCACTTCAATGTCTCACTCGCCCACGTTGGTTAGAGCCGAGACGAAGCCGCCCGATGCAGTCCTCTTAGAAGCAGCAACATTATCGGGTGGTTTCCTTTAACCCACTCACAACTGAAAAGGAGAAGCCAATGACGGAAGAACAGATCCGCGAGATGAATGAGACCTTCGTCGCCTTCAAGGCGTCTAACGACTCGCTTCAAGCGGAAGTCAAAAAGTACGGTACCAGCAACGGCGAATACAAGGAGCACGTGGAGAAGTTGAACACGGCCCTTGAAGGCATGGAAGAGAAGATCACTGCCGAAGCCGCCGCCCGCGAAGCCGCCGAGACTGGCGCCACGGAGCTGAAAGATCGAATCAACGAACTCGAAGCCAAGCTGGAACGCAAGGGCGGCCAGATTGTCTCCGGTGACGAAGCCGTTGCCGAACTGGCCGAACGGAAGAGTCTGTTTTTCAAGGCCCTGAAGTCCGGTGTCGATCCTGAGCAGGCCGTCGGCATGGGTATCCTGACCGCCGAGCAGTTCAAGTCGATGACCCTGGCTGACAATGAGACCGGTGGCTACCTTGCCCCGGCAGAGTATGTGGCCGAGATCCTTACCACGGTGACCGAGTGGTCGCAGATTCGTGGTATCGCCCGCCTGCGCACCACCAGCCGCACTGCGGTTCAGGTGCCGAAAAAGACTCAGTCCGCTGCCGCCGCGTGGGTTTCGGAAATCGACACCCGCACTGAGACCCAGAATCCCAAGTGGGGTCTGGACACTCTGGTTGCGCACGAGATGTACGCCCTCGCCAAGGTGAGCAAGCAGGACCTCGAAGACACCATCTTCGACATTGAAGGGTTCCTGCGGGAAGAGTTTGCCGAGCAGTTTGGCGTGACCGAAGGTACCGCGTTCGTGGTCGGCAACGCCGACGGCCAGCCCGAAGGGTTCATGACCAATACGGAGATTGGCAACGTGGTTTCCGAGGACGCCACGCTGATCACCGGCGATGGTCTGATCAACCTGTACTACGAGTTGAAGGAAGCCTACCTGGCGAATAGCCAGTGGGTCCTGAACCGAGCCACTCTCAAGGAGATTCGGAAGCTCAAGGACGGGAACAATCAGTATCTCTGGGCACCTGGCATCAAGTCCGACGCCCGGCCCGCTTCCATCCTGGACCGCCCGTACACCACCGCCCCGGACATGCCGGACATTGGTGCCGGTCTCTACCCGGTTGCCTTTGGCGACTTCCGGCGTGGTTACACCATTCTGGATCGTGTTGCCATGGAACTCATGCGTGACCCGTTCTCGTCCAAGTCGACCGGTATGGTCGAAATCTCGGCGCGGCGTCGTGTTGGTGGCAAGGTCATGATTCCCGAGGCCTTGAAGAAGTTGAAGATCTCGGCTAGCTAGGCTGCCTGATCATCCATAGGAAAGGAGAACAAAACAATGTCGTTTTTCACTCGTGATCTCATGTCTCTGTTCAATGCGGTTGAAGCCCTGGCGCAGGTGCAACTCACAGCCACGGCTAACGGTGTGGTCGTGGACACCCATGATTACAACACGGTGGCCTTCCTGGTTCAGCTTGGTGACATCGCAACTGCGGATGCTTCGCACTACTTCACCATCACTGCTGAAGAAGGTGATGCAGCCAACTTGTCGGACGCGGTTGCTATCCCGACTGCCCGTCGGCTTGGTCCTGCTCTGGTAATCAACCTGACGTCTCAGGCCAACAGCGTCCTGGAGACTGGTTATGCCAAGGGCACCAAGCGCTATATGCGGCTGGTGTTCACGGAGACCGGTACCGCTGACGCTGACGTGTCCGCCTTGGCTCTGCTCGGTGGCAATGATACTAGCTGGTCGCCGCGGTCGTAAGCTGACACAGTTCGTCCAGTTCGTAACGTTGACGGAAGGGCTCCACGGGTCGATCGCCCTTGGAGCCTTTCTTACTTTGTAAGGGAGGGCAGTATGGCAAGATTGAAGGAAGGTTTCCAACTACTACGCACAGTCGATTCCGTGGCTGAACCAATCACCGCCACTGAGTTCAAGACCCATGCCAAGATCACGCAAACGTCCAGTGCCCTCGATGCCCAGATTGCCAGGTTGCTACCAGCGGCAAGGCGGCAAATCGAGAAGTTCATTAACAAGACCATCATTCAGCAAACGTGGACCCAGACCCATGACAACGTCGGGGCAAAGATCAGGCTGCGGCAAGGCCCGGTACCCGCGCTTGGGATTACCACTGTCAAGACGATCAACAGCTTCACCCTTGGTGTTGACTGGGACACCTTGGATGCCGACAATTACTTCCTTGCCGGCAAGTGGCTTGTGCCCCGTGACACCTGGCCGGTACACCGTGGGTTCCAGAGTTTCGAGATCACCTACACCACAGGCTACGTTGCTTTGGCTGTAGGAGCCGACCAGTCAACGATAGATGAGGCGGTGGCCTCCGTGTCGGAAGATCTGAAGGAAGCCTGCCTTGAGCTTGCTACGCACTACCTAGGCGACCCTCTGGGCGAAGGCGCAGAGCAGAAGTACCAAGCCACGGTAGAGAAGCTGGGACCAATCCCTGCCGGCATCCAAGGCATGCTGCAAGGCTACATCGATTGGAGCCTGAAAGGATGAGGCGACGTAAAAGCAGGAACTCAGATCTGGGACAGTACACCCAATTCGTCACCTTCCAGTCCATGACCCTTACGCCTGATGGCGGAGGCGGCAACTCCAGAGTCGAGGCAGATGAGTCGACGGCGTGGTGCCGCATTATGCCGAAGGCTGCCGTCTCCGAATTCATACATGGCCAGCTTAAGGCGAACACCACTCACGTGATTGAGCTGCGGTACCAAACTGGTTTCAAGGCTTCGTGGCGTGTCAAGTTCGAAACCTCCGAAGGCATCCGGTACTTTGCCATCGAGGGCGTGCGTAACATAGACGAGGAGAACCGGAAGATCGTACTGTTCTGCCAGGAAGAGCTCGATAAAGAAGACTGAGGATAAATGGCCAAAAGCAAAGTGAAGGTGACACTCGTCGGCAAGGAGGTACTCCGCCAGA